GGGCATTTACTTTTTAAAAGCTATTGTAAACGGCAAAAACGTAAGTATCGGACGGATATTGAAAATGTAATATCAGCACTCAATACTGTAAGTTAACGACCCGAACAGGCTATTTTTCGTTCACCTTTCCGCAAGTTGCCGGTATAGCCAACAAATCCCAAACATCAAGTTCCTGACGGGTTACAACCTGATTAGTTAAGCCTTCTGGTGTCTGCGTAGTTATAAGGGACTCTAAACCGGGCTCCAGTCCGTCGAAACTACACATACCTCTTTCATTAGTGCGTTGGCAACTAATCTTTTTGGGTTCTGCATCGGTGGCGGTTTCATCCACCATATAAACGCACACCTCCACTCCAGGCAAGCCTTTACTCCTGTCAGCAAGGTCGTAAACCACCACCGTGCTGGTTCCATTAGCTTGAATGGTATCGGCAGGCTCACCTCCATATTGATAGTCTAATTCAAGAATAACATTGCCCTTAAACTCACCAGATTGCAATAATTGAGAGCTACTTGTTCCAAAAGAAATAAGTTCAGGTATCTTATTTATATCGGATGCCTTTAAAATATCCCCATACCTGTTGAAAAATTCAGGTACTTTAGTATGTTCGACATATTTACAGAACTCCCCGTCCTCACAAAATTCATTATTCTGACTTCCAGACCAAGTAAACCACATAGGATTGACTTGCTCAAAGACAGGTCTATTATGTCTTATTCCAGTGTAGAAATAAGCCTCACCCGTACAGAGTAAATGTTCAAAGTTATTGTCAGTCTTTTCTTTAATCCGAAGTTCACGCATCAGATAATTAGTTAGCTTCTGCGCTTGTATAGAAGAAGGGGATCTATACCCTTTATCCATGTATTCTTTAATGTCGGCAATTCCAGCTTGTATCCTCTTGTCTAAGTCAGCTTGTATTTGCTGCTGATCTTCAGGAGAAAGTTGATAAACATCTTGTATTCCGTATTCAGAAAAGTATTGCTGCGTGATTAACTCTATCTTAGGGTTAATCAACTCTTGCTGCAAGTAATTCTGTATTAATTCAGCGTGAATCCTCTTTTTTTCAGTAATTGCAGCACCGGATGCGTCATAGACCACAGGTTCTAACGGCCTCTTAGACCACTGCCCCCACATTCCTTTGACGATTTGGTTGACAATAGGGTAGTGATGGACATTGTTTAGCCCAATATCTATCTTCTCCTTGTCTAAGTGAACACTGACAATATCCCTATATGCGTCAGTCATGTTGCAACGACCAACCGCTAAATCATAGTTTAATTTATATTTTTCCTGCTTTTTCTTTAAATCAATGTCATTACCACCATGATAGAAATCATAATAGTCCATAACCTCATCCACCCATTTAAAGTTGGACTTAGATTTTTCAGCATAGGAAAGTCTCTGTAATGGAACAAAAGAATCTTCCAATGTTAGAATTGTATTAGTTTACCAAAACTATCTTCTCTCTTTTTCAATACTGAATTGATTATTTCATTTTCTCTCTTTGCTTCCTCGGTTGCGGAAATAGGTGTTTCTATCTCATCCATCAACCATAGTTGAATGATCCGAAAACATGACACATGGTCAAAGTTTCCTAAATCATCGTAGTTTATATATTCATCAAGCCATCTTGGCGAATAAATGTGATCAACATTATATGTCACGGGATTGCCCTGATAGTCATATTCAGAGACTTCATTCATCCACGCCCTTGTTCTTAAGTCAGCAGTATCTATTAACTGTGCCGTAACCCTTACCCCGAACTTAGTCTTCTTGAAATCTCCCTTATAAATTAATCCAAGAGCTACAATAGGTGTCAACTGTAATAAATCTAAGTATCCGTTATTCCTGCAATATGTCAGAAAACCGGGAACGTTATCTTCATACAAAACCCTTGTATTGTAATATTTACATAGTTTAATGACAATCTCATGGATGTCGTCAACATTATTTAGTCTTCCTATATATTCCGCCACTATGGAATTTCTCATTTCGGAAGGATCTTCCAATACATCCGGCATCCCCTTATACACTAAGATAGAAGCTAATGAAGTGCCACCTGCCTCCGATCCTACAACGTCATACCCTATCTTATAGAGCGTTCTGTTGTATCGTGGCTTGGGTTTATTGCCGGGGTGTTCGTAAATAACTATGCAGCTTCGTAAATCGGTCCTTTCATCTATATAATAGGACTTAATGGGTTTTAAACTCATATCTGGCATCCATACAACTCCACCATCTCGATTCCACTCTAATGTGCCAAACTGGGCCTTTGCCTCAAATAGTTTTCTTATCTCAAGTTCAGATTGTCTGCTTCTTAACAGTGCAACGGGGAACTTATTGGTATTTGGATTTAGGAATATTTCAGATATTTTAAGTGGAGAATACATCATCTCCATATCTAATGGAGTGCTACTATCAGCCTTTGCCTTCTCGTTCCTAATGTCAACTAATACATCTAACGCTTCTTCAAGGTTAGTATTTCCGTTTTTATCTTTCAATTCAGTGAAGCAATATGTAGCAGGCAGAAATAATCCTGTATCTCCTGAATTTTCCCAATAGTCTGTAAATGGATAATAATCATACTGATCTGGGTTATACATAAGTTTTTTAAGACCTGCGGAATATTTAACATTTCCGCCTGTACCTATTCCAAACTCCATTCCGAACTTATTGCCGCCTACTTTTAATACACGCTCGTTAGCGCCATGTATTGTTTCTATCTTGTCAAGTTCACCAATTTCCTCTACAAATATCTTCGTACAACGTTTACCTACTGCATCATGAGTATCGTGTCCAAAATTTCCGTGAAATATTTTAGACTTAGATCCCTTTGTTTTCCACTCTCCGTTCTCTTGAACCTTATAGGAATGTTCTATAAACTCACCTTCATTCCAAGTACCTTTGATTTGCTTGAAAAATGGGGATGGAACATAATCATCTGCCTCTCCGTAACTGCCTGGCAGGTTTAAAAGTCCATCTTTAATCTTTGAAATAAGATCTGTTGATTTATCCCCATCCGCAGCACCTATGAAAACACCAGACTGAAATTTTTCTTTTTTAGAAGGATCGTAATATTTTAATCCATCAAATGTGAACTCGTGCCCGCCCAATGCTGACAGACTAAAGCTCTTCCCGGCGGCACGTCCTGATAAAAATAAAAGGTTTTTTACAGCATTTTCATACAGTGGTTTTCCACGTGGAACATCATGAGTTCTCTTTAGATACTCAAAGGCTTCTACATATTCTTTATAGCTTCCATCCTTGCGAAGTACGTTGGTGGATGCGTCTAAGTTTCTTTTTTCAAGTACAGTTAATTTAATTAAATTCCCCGACTTGTCTTTTTTCTCTTCCTTCTCATCAAGATATTTTTTGACAAGCCTATGGCAAGTGATGTTTTCATCATCCTCAAATCCTGAAAAACCCTGTGCGGCTAAAATAGCATTGAATACTATCCACTCGTTATCCCTTAATAAAGGTCTGGTATAATATTCATTCTTTTGAACCGGATCTTGCATTTTTATGGTCCACATATTCGTGTACCAATACAAAGGACCAGACATATAACGCCACTTCTCTATATCACTATCAGAGTCATTACCCCAATAGCCTTCTATGCACCTTTTCTTTTGCTCTTTCCAATACTTGATAAATGCAGCCGTTTCCGGATGTATTTCCGGGTGCTCAAAAATAAAATTTGCCGCGTTTTCAATTAAAGGCCAGAGTCTTACATTCTTAAACTCGTTGGCTTTGATCATACCCTATTCTAAATCTGCCCCGACTCTCCTAAGCTCTCTTGCTTGCCACCATACGTTTTTCCTTTTTTCTTGGCAGCTAACATCTTATTTTTAGTGTCTTCGTATCCTTGAAGCACTTTGGGTATCTTTTCCATGATCTTGATAATTTGTTCAGGATCACTTGCTATATCTGTGAATTTTAAATAGGCTTGAAGTTCGTCTAATTTCTGCCCCCAAATAGTAAAGAATATTTCTTCCTTAGTTAAGGCTATTCTTCCATATTCAAGGCATATTTTATCTAAATCAGCCCACTCGAATTTTTTATCTAATAAATAGTTTTCGGCCACTTCTTTCCGCCTTTCCTCTAAATCCATAATCCGGTATAGTTTAGAGTTGGGGTCTTCTGTCATGTAAACAGCCCAAAGCAACTTGGAAGCCTTCTTTTTGCCTCCATGTTCTTTGATGAATTCCCGAATAGAGCCTATATATTCTAACTCTGGATTCTGCTCAAAAATATCTTTACTTGGATCTCCTGTAATTAAACTCATATTATTTTATAACAGAGTATAAGCGGACATTAAAACGTCGCTTATACGGTTGTTATGTGCCATTTTAAAGAGCGACATCGCTAACGACTTCATTCCCCCAAGCATCCCAGCCTTCGTGTCTTTCACGAGCAAACAATTCTATTCTGTCAAGTTCGCCAAAGGTTTTAGTTATTAGGTTTCTGAAAAAATCAGGTTTCCTACTATGTTTTTCTCTCGGTAAATGCCAATGGTTCCCTTTTACCCTTTGCTTTGCTTTCACCGTTCCGCTTCTGCAAAATAAAAGATATTCATTTGCTAATGTAAAAGTTCCGCCAAGTCCTATTCCTTTGGGTGTTTTATCCCATACAAGCATTGTAGAAGGTTCAAATCCCCAAGCCCTTGCAACTGCATAGCTTTGCTCTAAATACTTGTTTATAGTCCAAAGGAACAAAACACTGTCCTTTGCCTTAATATCTTTTACATTCAACGCTTTTATTTCTTCTAAAGTCATAGTAGGATAAGTAAGCGGTAAACTTTTTTGGCTATCACCTTCTTTTCTACTTTGTTTGCTTCCTGCCATTACTTGCCAAGCTGGGTCTGCATAAATTATTTGATACTTTTTCATCTTCCGAATAAAAACGGCACATAACAAGGGTTTTGCGTAATAGCCCTATCAAGTGTCGTGGTTATTTTTAAGTTTTTACTAAGGGCTACTACGCAAAGCCCCGATACGTTATGCCTCATTTAAAGAAGCGACAATGAAAGCGTTTGGGTGTTTACCAT